TGGAGCGCCGCCAAATGCGCAAGCGGCTGGCCCCGTTTGTAAAGCACGCCTTTCAGACGGTGGACCCTGGCACCAAGTATAAGCACAACTGGCACATCGACCTGATCTGTGCTTATCTGGAGGCCCTGACGTTCGGCGAGCTGGGCTCCCAGAAGCTAATCATTAACATCCCGCCCCGCTTCCTGAAGTCCATTATCGTGACCGTGGCCTGGCCGGCCTGGCTCCTGGGGCGGGACCCTTCCGAACAAATCCTTACGTCCTCCTACTCGTCCAAGTTGTCCGTCGACCATTGCATGAGCTGCCGGTTGGTGACGCAGTCCCCTTGGTACCGCGCCACCTTTCCGGATGTAGAGCTTGCTAGTGACCAGAACGAGAAGTCCCGATTCAAGACCACCGAGCAGGGTCTGCGGGCCGCCACCTCGGTCGGTGGCGCCTCCACCGGTATGGGTGGCAATTTCCTGATCGTGGACGACCCCCTGGACCCGGAGCGAGCGGCCTCGGAGGCGGAACGAACCACGGCGAACAACTGGATTGACCAGACGTGGTCCAGCCGTAAGAACGACCCCGAGACCGCGGCGGAGGTGGTGGTCATGCAGCGCCTCCACCAAAACGATGTGACCGGGCACCTGCTGGAGCAGGGCGGCTGGGAGCATCTGAAGGTCCCCCAGGAGGCCACGGTCCAGGAGTATTTCTCCATTCGGGACTTTAAGCACTGCCGGAAGCCTGGGGAGCTACTGCACCCGGAACGCATGGGGCAGGAGCACGTCGACGATGCCCGCCGTCGCTTGGGGACCTCCGGGTACGAGGCCCAGCAGCAGCAGGAGCCCACACCACCCGGCGGGGATATGGTCAAGCTGGACTGGTTCCGCCGGTACCGGACCGCCCCGGCCCGTTCCGAGGTTGAGTTCCTGCGTTTCTCCCTGGACACCGCGTACAAGGAAAAGGACCTCAACGACCCGAGCGTCGTGGGCGTGTGGGGCTTGTACCAGAACGTCCATTACCTGCTGTACGTGTGGCGGGACCGGGTCGGGTACCCCAAGCTGCGGCACGTGGTTAAGAATATGGCGGCGCAGTGGCACCCCGATGAAATTATCATTGAGGACAAGGCCAGCGGCCAGTCGCTTGCCCAGGATTTGGCCGAGGATGGTTGGCCCGCCATTCCCATCAAGCCGGAAGGGGACAAGGTAGTTCGCATGGATAACCAGGCCCCGATGATCGAGGCCGGGCTGGTAGCCGTCCCGGAGCAGGCCCCGTGGCTCCATAAGTACGAACAGGAGCTGTTACACTTCCCCAGGGGCGAGCACGACGACCAAGTGGACATGACCTCGCAGTACCTCAAGCGGGCCAAAGAGCCCGGTGAAATGCTTATCGGCTAGGAGCCTGTCATGGCTAAGGATTGGACCGCAGCCTTCCGTGGAATGTTCGAGCGCCGCAACCTGGCGGCCTCCGACCCCCAGCCCTTCACGACCGGCCGGGCGCAGTGGTCGGATTGGACCATCCAGACCGCGGTTACCGAGGGCATGCGGGCTTCGGGCTGGGTGTATAAGTGCGTCAACATCATTGCCGAGAACGCGGCTAGTGTCCCCTTTGTGGTGGTGAATGCGGACGGGGAGGCCCTGCCCGACCACCCCCTGTCCAAGAAGCTCGCCAACCCCAACCCGTCCATCTCCCGGTCGCGGGTGTACCACCTCCTTGTGGCCTGGCTGCAGTTGGCAGGCAACGCCTACCTCCATGACGTATCCGAGCAGCTGTGGCCCATCAGCCCGGACCGTTTGGCCCCCATTCCAAGCAAGGATCCGGATAAGCTCAAGGATGGGTACGAGGTGGAGAAGGGCCAAGGCAACCGTGTCAAGTCCCCGGACCATACCACCGAGAACGTGCTCCACTTCCAGATCCCCAACCCGGCCAACCCCCTTCAGGGCCTTGGTCCCTTGCAGGCGGCGGCGAAGGCTGTGGACCTGGACAGCGAGCAGATGGACTGGAACGTGGCCGCCATGCAGAACCGGGGCGTGGTGGACGGGCTGTTCTCGTTCAAGAAGGAAATGCAGCCCAACCAGTTCCAGACGGCCCTGCAAAAGATTAAGGAGAAGTGGGGCGGTAAGGCCCGCGCCCGGGAGCCCTTGGTCATTGGCCACGATGCCGATTACAAGCGCATGGCCCTAACCCCCGCGGAGATGGACTGGCTGCAAAGCCGCCGGTTCAATCGCGAGGAAATTGCATCCATCTTCGGGGTGCCCCTGCAGCTGATCGGGTCCCAGGAAGCGTCCACCTATAACAATTACTCTCAGGCTGTGCGCGTTTTCTGGGAAACCACGGTCACCTCGGTCCTGGATCAGCTGAAGGATGGGTTCAACTTCCACTATTGGGACCAGCTCGGGGAAGGCGAGGAAATCGTCTACGACCTGTCCAACGTGTCCGCCATGCGGGAATCCGAGGACGAGAAGGCGGCCACCGCCAAGCGGTACTTCGAAATGGGTATTCCGATCCAGCAAATCAACCAGAAGCTGGAGCTCGGTATCGAGGAGTTTGATGGCTGGGACCAGCCCTGGACCGGACGTCACCCCCTGTTCTCGGAAGGCGGCCAGGTAACCGGCCCCCAAGGCAACGAGGGCGGTGACCGGGCCGAGGACCCCCGGTGGGAGCTCCGGGACCGGCGGCAGCAGGACCTGGAGGCCGAGGCCGAGCGCAAGGAGGAGCTCGCCACCGGCGAGGTAGGGCAAGCCTTCCACGACCTGCTGGGCCAGCAGGAGGAACGGGTGTTCCAGGCCCTTGACGACAACGCGGACATCGAGGCGGCCGTCCGCGAGGATCACGATGCCTGGGCCGCCCGCATGACGGAGGTGTTCGACAATGTCGCCCATGAGTTTGTTGGTACTGTGGTCGTGCAGCGGGATGGCCGGCCCTACTACGAGGTCCGCCAGACCGAGGAGGACAGCATTGACGAGCTCATCCGTCAAATTCTAGAGGACGAAAATGTAGTGCTGCGGGACCTAGCTATGATCGAGGAAACCACGGCTGCGTTGGTCATGGAGCAGGTAACCCAGGGCCTTGCCAACGAGGACACCGTGCAGGAGATAAAGGAGGCCATTCTGGACGTAGGGGCCTTCAGCGAAGCGCGGGCGTTACGCATCGCCCGGACGGAAGTGGGTACCGCAGCCAGTATCGGCCAGTTGGCCGCGGGCAAGGCGTCCGGGGCGCGCACCAAGACCTGGCAGACCTCGTTGTTCGAGGTTCGGGGCATCCACCAGAACCGGGAAGGGGAGACGGTGGGCATCGACGAAACCTTTAGCGTCCAGGCCGGTACGGTGGCGCCCCGGTTCCCCGGTGACCCCCGGATTGCGGCCCGGGACCGAATTAATTGCCGGTGTTCCTTGACCTTCAGTATGTGAGTTCGTGTAGGATGGGTTTAACCTACTTTCAGGGCCCCACCATGTACGAGAATAAATCTGTGCTGAAAAACCTGGACGTGCGGCGCGGCGAGCTTGATCAAGCTGAACAGCGAACCGCCGGGGAAATCAGGGCCGTCAATGACGAAGGTGTCTTTGAGGGCTATATCGCCGTTTGGGGCTCAACCGACGCGTACAATTCCCGCTTTGCCAAGGGCGCCTTCAAAAAGACCCTTCAGGAGCGTGGGGACAAGATTAAGGTCTTCTACAACCACGAACAGCTCGTGGGCCGTTCCCTGGAGATCCGGGAGGACGATTACGGGGTGTTCGTGCGCGGTAAGATTAACCTGGAGGTGCCCGCCGGGCAGGAAGCCTTCGCTTTCATGAAGGACGGCACCTTGGACGGGCTGTCCTTTGGGTTCCGGGCCATCAAGCAGCGGTACGTGGAGGGCGTTCGGGAGATTACCGAGGTTAAGCTCTACGAGTATGGCCCGGTGGTGTTCCCGGCTAACGACGACGCCGCCATCACGGACGTGCGCAACGATAGTGGCCCCACCGAGTACCGCATCCGGCAGAACGCCCGTCGCCCGGATTACGATGGCACCGAGCAGTCCTCGTGGGGCAATGTGCCCAAGACCTTCCAGAACTTTCGGGACGGCTTCTACGAGAACACCGACGCCGAGAAGCCGGACGATCCACCGACGGACGTGGATCAGGCCCCGGCGGCCATGAAGCGTTGGATCGCTAGCAAGTCCCTGCTTGGGTCCGCCGGGGCCGAGGAGTGGGGCGACCTTCTGTTCTTCCCGGTTGTCAACCCCAGCACCAATAAGCTGAACCGCGGGGCGTTGACGGCCGTGCTTTCGGGGCGGGGTGCCCAAGCCGATATCTCCGCGGACCAGCTGGACTCGGCCCGCAACATGGCCCGCAACCTGTTGCGGGATGAGTTCGACGTGGAGGTGGAAGGCCGCAGCAACGAGGACATTGTTATGAACGTAGACCAGGACGAGCCCACGAACCCGGAGCAGGGGGCGTCGGGCGAAGGTAACCCCGAGCAGCGGGCTACCGACTTCAACCAGACCCACACCGAGCGGAACCTGCGCATCCAGGGCAACCTGCTGTTTATGTCCCTGGAGGAAACGCTGTGGGACATCTGGTGGGATGGGGCCC